TGCGTCCGGTATCTGGGATTCTATGCCTGCTTTTTTCGGCTCTAACACTCCACCTGCAATATCGCCCCATGTAGCTTTGAAAGCATCATCGGCTATGATACTTCCATCAATTAACCCTTTATCAATGTTTCTACCCCAAGTCTCATTCCCCTTTGGAGTCGAGGAGTAATAGTTACGCGCTTGTTGCAACATATCGCTAACAGAACGGTCTAGGCTATCTCTTCCACCAAGTTCTGCTATTTTGCGTATTGCATCTTCTAGTTGTTCCCTACCTATATTTTGATCTGATTCTTTCATCCCACCCCTAATTGCAGAAATCGTAGTGTTTCTCCACATATCAACAGGCAGGTTTACAGAACCGTCAGGATTAATGCTTATATCCGCAAGCTTGGCATCCCATGAACGCACTGGACCAGTTAGAAGCGCAGCTTGTTTTGCTCTTTCTGCGTCGTTTTTTTCTGCTAATTGCTTTCGTGCTTCACGCGCTGCATCTTCCGCTTCTTGTCTGTCTAAATCGTCTATATCCCAGTAATTCAAACTAGGGCTATCATTTTCTATAAATCCAAGTAGAGGGTCTTCGTTGTAAGGAATTACAGCTTTAGGAGAAGGAGGAGTATAAGTCTCTCCATAGGTATACGGATCGGACCCTATCGAGTAAGAGCTTGACGCTCCTCCAAGAGGATCATAAAAACCATCACCTGCCATCCCTGACCCTGAGTAAACAGGAGCAATTGCGCCTGCCTCTTTACTCATGCCTGACACGAAACCAGCGTTACGGAGTCGGGCTTCAGCTTCTTCTGGAGAAACTATCCCACCTAAATCCATACCTGAACCATACGAAGGTGGTCGAGTGGAAGGATCGTATGGCATCTGAGGAATATCTCTAGCAAGTTGCGGACTTTGGAGAAACGTCGGTACCTGTTCTTGCAGGTCAGCAATACGTCTTTCGGCAGCAGCATTCGCTATATCCTGTGGGGTTGGCGTGTAGATTGGAGGATCATAAGGCATGTAAGCATCAGTTCCTCCATAAGCACTTTCTCCCTCACCACCATATCCATAAGAGCGTGGCAGTCCTCCAATATACGGAACCGTTTCCCCACCCCTAGTTCCAGCAGAATATGCTCCTCCGGTTGGATCGTATCCAGTTCCTAAAGTGTTTGCGAAATTGGTAAATCCCCCTATATTCCCAGCGTAAAGAGGGTTTTGTGCAGGATCGACAATATATTGAGAAACATCAGGGACGTATGACTCTGTTCCCCTTGCCTCAATGTCACCTAGTTCAAAAGGCTTCCCTAAAATAGCAGCAGGTATCCCGGCTTGTACGACCTGTTTTCTAGCTTCCGCTGGTGATGAGGCATCAACAGTTACCGATGCGTTGCCACCGACACGCCCTCTATAGTTAGCAGGTATTTGAATGATGTACTTTGCCATTACATATTTCCTAGAGGATTAACTCTTGGTCCTGCTCCTCCCGGTGTTCCCGGTGGAGCCTGTTGAGGATCGCCTGTTCGCTGGAAGCCCTGCATCTGTGAAGATATTATTCCACCTGATACGTCCATAGGACTTCTTCCTGTACCACCCGGATTTGGAACTTGAGGCTGCGGACCAGCATCCTGACCTGCCTGCGGAGGAGTCATGCCTACAGAACTAAGTAGCTGCTGGAACTGTAAGTCTTGAGCAGCTTCTTCTTGCTGGTCTTGCTTCAATGTTTTTCGCAGAAGGTCTACATAAATCAAGGCTTTTTCCTGCTCACCTGTTTGCATCAGACCTTCAATCAGCGTAAGCAACAAAGCTTTTGGTTCTGTTACTTGCGCTTGTTGTGCTGAAATTGAATTACGGAACTGGTCAACGTCGTTGATCTGTAAGACATTCTCCCAAATCCATTCGTCTGGTGCAAGTGGCTTCGCGCCTTCTCTCATCATCTGTGCCATCGTTACAAGCTGAGGCTCGTCCTGTGGCATACGCACACCGAAGTTAATATCAATAGCCCCGGCACCTTCAAGGTCGGAGGGCTTTATCTCTTGGTTGAAGTAGCTGGCAATATCGTTATGGCGACCCCTTACCTCTAACGGGCTGTAACCACCTGCTTCGTACTGCATCGAGACAATCTCAGAGATTTGTTTATAGCAGGCGGTCATGCCTTTTACTCTGGGTTCGATCTGGTGGGCAGAGCCTTCCTGCAATATCTTTGCTGCAAACCCTGAGATCGCAAAGGGAAGTTCACCGTAACTTACGTTTGATAAACCACCACGCTGCAATTCCCCTGATACAAGCCCTACAAATGCTCCCGTGTCAAGGGGCATCGTGACTTCTTCCATCAATCCAATATCTGTTCCTGCTGGCAATGGAACTTCCGACCCATCCTGCCACGGATCAGTGTCAAGAGTTGTCGTTCCATCCGGGGAAACAATCTTGTACGGTCGCCTTACAGCGCGCCTTACCAGCGTTTTGTAGGCACTCATTGCAAAGTTGTAATCTTCGTAAAGAGTACGGTTTGCAGAGAAAATAGATTCTCCATAATCCCTTGCGGTGTCATCACCTGACAGATCGTCTTGAATCCAAGGGGCGGGACCTACTGCCCCAAGAAAAACTGGAGCGCATGGGTTGCCGTTGCTATCAGTTACATTATGTTTTGTAAGACGCTTGCCGTATTTAACTTGGTCTTTATCACCACAAACAAGAACGGCGTTTTCTGTTCTTGAGTAATAGTCCCAGACAGTTACACCTGAAGACGTTTCTCCCTCAATCAAAGGCTCAACATCTACGTTGAAAGTATTTTCTACTGAAGCAACAGACCGTTTTGTCTTGTGTGCTAGCCATACGATTCCCTTGTCATCCATCTCGTAGCAAATGTGGAGGGGGTCAAGGGGCGTTATGTCAACATATGTAGAGCCATCTTCGTGCTTATTCAGCATGGCTCGCCCTGCATACCATCCACGCAGGGTTATGTAAAAGGCTAATTGCTCTCTTATGGAGGGTTGCCCGTACCTTTGCATACGTTCATCGGCAAGGTTGAGCGCACCGATAACGAACTTTTCCTTGAGAGTGCCGGGGGTACGGTCATCAACCTCAGAACTGAGCGGAACACGTATCGACATCTGTGCGTTTGACAGGTAAGACATGATCTTATCTGCAAGAATCTTCGGGGCGTTAGACGTATAGCTTTGATAACCGTTGCCTGCTTCGTATGGATTCATACGATACAGTCCGTAATCGCTTTCCATGCGGGTTCTTCTGGTACGAAAACCCGGAGAGTCCCAAACATCTTCTATCTGGGACATTAGGTCATCAATTTTTGCCACGTTACCACCTGTTTACCGTAATTATTTTCGTCGCACCTGCTGCTCGCGCATACCCAAAGTTTACAACTAATCCGTAGGTTACTGCTTTTACGCTGTGGTTGAAAGCATCTCTTGGTTGTCTTCCGATTACGTTGTTATCTCTGTCTGTTCGCCAAGTATAAACATGGATTTGCTCGTCGAATGGGTTAGCACAGCCCCCTAATTCGGAGATTAAGCCCCTAGCCTTGTGATTGATTATAAGGTTTGGTTGTTTTGTTGAGGGATTTTCTTTCAGGAATGTATTGAATCTTTCGATTCCGTCCATAATGCCGACACGTTCTGACTGCATATACAACTGAGCCTTCTCAAGCCAAGTATCAACAGGTCTTGATTCGCCTATATTGTGCGCTGCAATGTCGATAACACCGTGTTGAACGTCCTTCCACCACGGTCGCATCTGGCATATCTCTATGATCTCCTCTGTAATCTTCTCTCTTTCGTAGATTTCGTCAATAACTCTAATCTGTCCCCCGATAATCTGCACCACTGCCACTGCATATGCGGACTTTGTGACCTGTGAATAGCCCGGATCGACCCACAGATGGACAGGTTCTTCCTCGATGTACTCTGCTTTATCTGATACGTGCGTTGATATATCGAACATGTTGTGGACAAGCCCTTTTGGTGGGGCTGGTTTCCCTGCGACACGCTCATTGAACCAGTCTTCGGAGTGCAATCGCTCTAAAGACAGTATCTCCTCGTCTTCCCTGCCACCGGGATAGACAACTTGGTTGGTCCACGAGGGCAATGAGAAAGATATAGCGTCATCATCAGGGTTATAGAACTGCCAAGCCTCCCACTGGGACGGATACCACCCCAACGACATCTCAAATGTCCCCTCTAAAAACAAATACCCCCGCTTTTCTGCAATTCTACCCCTGAGCCTTAGAAAACTCTCGTAATCTATCTGCGAAGACTCACAGGCAACCACCATCCTTGGGGCTTCCATCGCAAGACTCCGATGATCCTGCGCCGATTTAGTCTTAATCGTGAAAACACCCGGATTTTCTGTGGTTCCACACGCTACAGCCATCTCTCCGGGGTCAATACGCTTGGTCTGCTTTATCAAAAACCCCAACTTACCAAGGATTTCCGACAAATAGTTCCACTCAGCACGAGTCCTCTCGTAATCCCTAGCAACCAACCAACATATATCACCACTCTCAAACTCATCCAACCGACTGATAATAGATAACGCCCCCAAGAAACTCTTGCCAGCACGCTCCCCACCCGCCACAAGCTTGATCCTCGCCTCATGGTCAAGTATCTCGTCCTGCTCAGACCACGTACCGTAACCAACTGTTGTCAATAAAGCCTTGCGATCCTCAGACAATAACATTCTTATCTCCTAAATCACAAACTTCCCGTGCGGCATAGGAGGAACCACACAGGAAGCCCGTAAAAACTGATGACCTAGAGATGACAGCCGTACCAACCAAAACATCTGCTTAAACCCTAACGAGGAGCCGAGTGGGGGGACACCCCGGATACGTCAGCATCAACAGCTAAACAAAAGTATAGCCGACATTCGTTACCACTTCTAAAACAACAACACTTTTCTTTGCTTGGTTTTCTTTTCTAATACAACAACAATGCCTAGACGTTACATCCTACCCACACCCCCTTAAGGGGTGGTAGGTGTAACGGCAGTAGCGTTACATATACCGTTACACACCCGTTACAGCCGTTACAGGTACACAAATCCTAGTTCAACTTGCATGTTTCAAAGTGTAACGGCACCGTAACGGCACAAAAAAAATACCAGCGGGACTCCAAAAGCACTTTTTCACTCACAAAGCGTCAGAGGGGTACCTTCCTTCACACACACCACATCCCCAACAGCACACCCCCCTCACCACCCTGCACCACACACCACCCTCACACACCCCACACACCGCCCACGGAAAGCCAGCCGTAGAACGTTTGTTCTGCTGTTAGAACAGTTGTTCTGTTAGGAAATTCTTGCATTGTGAAAAGCATCACAAGCGAAAACGTTTGACTTGTGAAATAAATCACATGTGAGCTTCTCAGATATTCGCGCAGATTTTTCGCGAAATATCACCTATAACAGAAAGCCTAGAATGTGCGATATATGCCACAAAATAGGCGAAATAGGCTTTTTTGAAATGGACGGACACATGCGCGCATGAAAGGAATCTGACCATTAGGACCATTTCTCACCCTCCTCGCTCCCTCCGTGCATCTGGAGCGTAGTAGCAATACATCTATCTTGTACCGAGAATTTTAGGGCAAAATGCACAGGCGTTACAGGGCGTTGTGATGTACTTTACTACTACTATGTACTCTCTACGCTCTCTACGGCGAAATGGGCATATTTTGGGTATCTGAAAAATAGTCTAATTTTGGTCTTGATTAGGGGTTTAATCCTATTGACAACTACTACTATTCCTATACAATTCGGTTGTCCGACAACCAAATAACAACCAAATAAAGACTCCCTGATAACAACTCCGACCGTTCATCTAGCGGTTGCGCCTAGCGGGTTGGATCAATCGCTTCACTAGCTCTTAAGTAGCGTCAACTGATAGCAAGGTTGGCGGGGATGGCAACAGACAACCGGAGACACAACCGCAAATTGCAGATTGCTATAGCTACAATTTCAGTGCCAGACTGACTCTATGCAACGTCCATAAGAACTATCCACAAAACACAAGGATATCCAAAACATAATCAATACCATCGGCGCAGTCATAAGTCGTCCACGATAAAGGAATCAATAACCGACAAATAAAGAATCAATAGCATTTCATTAATAGGGTCAAGCTTCACGGCTTGACTCTATTTGTGAGAGATTATTTTCTCTCAAAACTAGCAACGTTTAGAAGGTTATCTGTAGCAAGTGACAGGTGATTAGCTTCAGTATCCGAATGATCGCAATACTCAGAACTACTTCTCACTTCTACAGATAACTTTCTAAACAAAGGATCAAATCATGAACAAGTCACAAGTTATTTCAGCATGGGCAAACGGTCGCAATGCACGTACCCCAAATGGATCGCTCACAGCGTCATCAGATGGCACGCTTAGAAGCTATAACCTGATAATCGGTATCCACACACGCGACGGTCTAATCGTCGGTAATTTCACAGCATCAGGTTCGTACTACTCCAATACAACTTCGACTCACGTTGGTAATGCTTCACAAGTAGCGCAAGTTGTACCAGTTGAGTATTTCAAAATAGTTGAACAAATTGCACGAACTAACTAATCAAATCAATTCCTAGCAGAAATGAATCAATCAAATGGCAACTCCACTAGCAGAACTAATGACAGGTAACGTCAAGAACATAATTGACTGTTATAAATCAGCGACAGAATCTCAACAGATGGCAGGTGAAAACTGGTACTTTGCAGCGTTACATCTGGCGGAGGATCTAGCAGATAAACACGATTTGCCAGTCAAGAACGTAGCGTATGCAATAGCAGCATTATCACCCGTTACCGATTGGATAACAAACCAGATAGCAGCGATTGAAGTTTGTGACACTGGTTTTACTAGGTTTCAATCTGGCGCGAATATTCACAAAGCTAACAGATGTTTAGCTGGTGAACTGACTGCACTTCGTGGTCCAAAGGTTGAGCGTTTCGCTGAAGCTATCGTGAACCCACTAGGCGATACAACAGCATGCATTGACAGACACGCATTCTCAATTTGGATGGGAACCAAACAAACAGACGTACAACAGAAGGTACTACAGCGAAAAGGTGCATACGAAATAGTCGCCGATGCATACGCAGAAGCTGCCAAGATTCTGGATGTACCAGTACACACGGTGCAAGCTACAACATGGTGCGTATGGCGGGATATGCACGATGTAGTACGCAAAATTGGCAAGTAAACAATCAATCAAACTAGCAGAAAGAAAGAACAGAATGAAAAAGAAATGTCCAGTAGGAATAGAGAATGACACTGACTGCATTATTATTCCTTTTGAACAAGGCGAAAAATGCGTAGCGCATTATATGTGGATCGAAAACTAAACTAGCAGAAAGAAAATCAATATGGATGAATGGAAATGTCCGCTATGTCCGCTAACTAATTTATCAATAGATAAATATTGCATCCGACACGGCTGCTCAGGCAAACGTCCAGACCTAACTAACTAGCAGAAAAGAAAAATCAATCATGGCAAATAATATTGCATACGACAAAATCACCAATCAAATAGTTGAAGCTTTAGAAGATGGTCTAATCCCATGGGAAAAGCCTTGGAATACAGAAGCTGATGCACCCCGCAGCGTACACGGTAAAAAGTACCGTGGCTTCAATGCAATGTGGCTCGACTTTGTGAGAATGCGTAAGGGCTACACTGACTGTCGCTGGATCACATACAACCAAGCTAAAAAACAGGGCGGTCAGGTACGCAAGGGTGAAAAGTCCACAGCAATTACGCTCTGGATGCAGTCGTTCAATCACCAAAGTTCCTGCCCTGTCAAGAAAAGCAAGTTGCCCTGTCAAAATATTGGCAAGGGCAAGTGCAGTAAGTACCTACTGATGAGGTACTACTCAGTGTTCAATGTCGAGCAGGTTGACGATCTGGAAATCAAGCCCCTGCCAGTAGGTATAGAGAATGACTTCGATCCTATCGAGATAGCAGAACAGGTAGTGAATGAATACCTGACACGAGAAAACATCAAGCTGGTGAATGGATCAGAAGCTTACTACACCCCATCGCTGGATCAGATCACAGTACCACCGATAAAAACTTTCAGATCAATCGAGAGTTACTACTCAACACTGTTTCACGAGTGCGGTCATTCAACAGGTCACGAGTCCAGACTCAATCGCAAGGATAATAAAGTCCCTGTGAAATTCGGTGATCCGATCTACGCTCAAGAAGAATTAGTAGCAGAGATAACCAACGCATTTGTCGGCGGTGTAACTGGAGTGACCAACGAGATAGAAGCAGACCAGCGAGTCGCTTACATCCAGAGTTGGCTCAGGGCATTACGCAACGATAAGAAGCTGGTAGTCATAGCAGCAGCCCAAGGTCAGAAGGCAGCAGACCTCATACTAGATCGGAAGGTGGCATAACTAACACTAGCCGTTTGCGGGATCGGCTCCGCTCAACCCAGACACGTAGAAACGAGAATTAATATGCTGATAAGTACAGCAACCACCCAAGGTTATACATGCTTACAACAAAAGACCTATGACGGATTGGTGAAGGTATGGTCAGACACCGAGGGAACCAAGGTCTTAAAAGTTACGAGGTACACAGGAAACCACAACGACCCCGATTCCACATTCAGCAGGATGGATGCAGACGTTAGGGCATTAGCAAAACTCACCGGAGCAATAGTTTACGAGCATCACCGGAATTGTGACAGAAGTCACTTCCAAGCTGGCAACAGGATGGTTGTCAGATGCAATCGCAATCTTGCTGCTGATGTTATCAAGGCTGGCTTACAGACCAGAAACACATCTAAGTGGGATGCAGTTGCACCTAGTCCAGCAGTCAGCTAACACTATAGCTAGAGCGCAGCAGCTACTACGCTGTTGCTCTCTGGCGATGCGGTTAGCATCGACTAGCAGATAAGGAAAATCAATATGCACACTACCGAAGTAAATAACTTCTCAGATAAAGCAACACCGTTTGCATCAGTGGTAGTGACAGTAGGTGAGGACAGTCACATCTCAACTAAAATGTCAACGAAGGGAACCAGTGACGTAACCATGTTCTTCAATTCAGTTGAAGAGATAACTCAGTTCGCAACTGACCTGCTCATTCAAGCAGCTAAAGAATTAAAAGAGGTGAAGTAATGACAGGACTAGGACTAGACCCACGATACGACGATGCAAACAATCCCGACTGGTATTGCGTACACGGGCAATACACGGGCAACAGTTGGGGTGCTGACTTCTTATGTGGCATGTGTGAGGACGGATACACCCAACGCATAGACTGTAACGATGGCTGCGGATTCTGGACTTGGGGTATGCATGGCGAGAAGGTTCTTGCATGTGTGCCTAACCCAGAGCGCATCGAACAGGCGCAGGAGTATCGCAAGGTTCGCAATGAGGCAAAGTCGAAAGGCGAGTACGCGAACCTACACGAGAACATTCGACAACTTGTAGCGTGGGAACAGGGGTACACACCCAAGCGCGTACATACGTATCGACATCGTGATAGTCAGTTCAACGACGTGTTCACGATAGGTAATTATTACAAGCCATCTGGCAAAACATTCAAGCGCATATAGGAGAAGAATCAATATGCTAATCCGAACATACATAGATCAGGTCGGGAATGGGTGGGTCACGATACGAAACGGGGATGAGATAGTCAGTGTGACTCAATACACGAACCCTACAGTGAACTCCACGATACCGCTGGCACAAGGAACGATAGGGGAAATTGGTGCTGACGCTATTCGTATGATGTTCAAGAAGATGGACAAGGACATTGCAGTAGTTCACAAATTGTTTGGACTCAAGGCAGTGGTTGTTCCTCACGCCAAGTATTGCAGCAGGACACACGTTCCGTATGACAACGGGTGCGACCGCACCCTTGACCCTGCTGTTATCGCAGCACGTCACGCTGAACTGGAGCAGGTGAAGTAATGACTAAAAAATATATGGGAGATGGAGTAATGACACACAGAGATGTAGATTATATGGTTCAGCCACCAGCAGCGACAGGTGCTAGGCTTTCACAAGCAGCCTACCGCAAGCACATCAATGCTGCCCTAACACATGGGTATTTTCAGCGAGAGGGTGGAGTCCCTGCCACTAGGCGTTACAGACTGGAATGGCAATCACAAATAGGTAGTGGGTTACGAGAACAGCCCGAAGAATGGGATGGTGATTACGTTTCATACAGTGAGGGGTTGAAACTAATAGAACCCGGTGCTGTTCACTGTCTTTGTATTTACAGTAAGGGACAGTGGGGCGAATTGGTTGACGTTATAGACATTCAATTCTGAGGAGACAGAGTAATGACTAAGCAAACACCTACAAGATTCAAGCGAACAGAGAATGTTTGGATCACACAGTCTGAACTTACACATGCCCGCATTGCCTTTGCTCTGTTGTTGATCGCATTGATCGTATTGATCGGAGCATTGATCGGGATATACCTGATAGGAAGAGAGTGCTAAATGACTTACGGAATGTTTGAAATGCAGATGGAAGA